TGTTACGAGCTATTACCTTCAAGGTAACAGTGGTTCAGACCTGTATATAGGTACTGCCAATGATACTGATACTACATCCAGTAGATTATTTTTTCGTAAGGCTGGGGGAACCATTGCAAGCCCTACTGTAGTTGCCGATGATGAACTGATAGGTTCGATAGTAGCTTATGGATATGATGGCAGTAATTATGAATCAGCGGCGGCTATTGTATTTGATGTAGATGGAGAACCCGCAACTGGTGGAGACACCTCTGATATGCCGGGTCGTATTGAGTTTCATACAACATTAGACGGTGAAAATGGTTTAACAGAACGCATGAGAATTGATAGTGCAGGTAACGTCACCAAGCCAACCCAACCAGCGTTTTTGGTAAATCCAGCGTCACATCAAACTGATTTTGCTATTGATAGTTCCGTAACAGTAGTATTTGGCACAGAAGTATTTGATCAAGGTTCAGATTTTGCATCCAATACTTTCACTGCTCCAGTAACAGGTAAGTATCAACTGAATGTAAATATATTGATGTATGATGCAGTAGACTCTGCCGCTACTTATTATCAATTAGAATTAACAACTTCTAATAGAACTTACTATAGCCTTATTGACCCAGATTTTGGTCAGGATGCTGGTTTCTGGACTCTGAGCCTATCTGTTTTAGCCGACATGGATGCATCTGATACTGCTTATGTTGCAATACGGCAAGCCGGTGGCTCTCAACAAGCCGATGTACACACTGCTTCAAGTTTCAGCGGATACCTCGTTTGTTAGGTGAAATAACCTATGCGAAATAACATAAAACAAAGGACAAATAATGGATATATCAAAAAGAACGCTTACTGCAACTGAAGAAGCGGTACTTAAAAATGATTTACTCGATGTGCAGGATTGGGTAGATAAAGCGATTGACGGCAAAGTCAATAATTGCAAGAAGCGAATGATTTCTGAATGGTTGCCCAAATTATACGCAGATGATTCAGTTAGTTCAATCCCGGCATCGGAAGATGAAATTGTGGCAATGGTTGTGGCAAGGGATGATTACAAAGACCGTACTGCACGGGACGAAGAATAATTTAACAAACAGGAGAATAGCAACATGGCTAAAAAAGAAAAAGACAAGCCGGCAACTATTACTTTCGAGGGTAAGGAATACATCATAGATGATATGTCTGATACCCAGAAGGAGTTAGCGGCTCAAGTGCATAATAATCAAAGTCACGTAAGTGATTTGCAAAATAAAATACGAACAAATATGTTCGTTAATGAGCAACTCGCAACCAGCGAAAAGGTTTTTTCCGAAAGATTGGAAGAGGCTAGGACTCAGTTGCGGGCCGTATTAAAGCCGGAAGACGAGGAGAAGGCGGCGGCCTAATGCTAGTAAGGAAATGTGCTAAGGGCCATGAAGTCCAATTATACAAGAACACTACCCCAAGTGCTACACGTACCCAGACATACGAAGACGGGACTGTAGTGACCCTTAGCTATCCTTCACCGGCTAAAGATTATTTTGTCATGACTGACGGAGATATTGTAAAGAGATCAGACAGCTTTGTCACTGCTGAGACTTCTTTTGTCTCTGAGTGTGCCAAGAAGCATCCTGATGGTAATGGGAGAATTGATTTTGTTAAACATAAGTTAATAGACCGTAAGGTGGTGAATAAATGATAAAACCGTTACATAAGTTCGTACAGTGGCAACTGTCAAGTGGTCAGCTTGATCACTGGACTGCCTATCACCTTGCTGGTGGGGCTTTTATATGCAAGGTGGCACTGTGGTTAGGCTCTGGTGCTTTCTGGGCTGTAATGGCTGTATTCTTACTGGGTTTACTTTGGGAGGTGGCAGAATATTTCATTGAGGGAACTGAAGAGGTCTATGGTACTAAGAAAAGATGGGCTTATAATACAGCCGCTGATCTTTTTGTAGAGACTGCCATAGCGATTTGGATAGTAATTTAATAACAGGATAAAATTATGCAGGAAATAAATAAGTATACATCATCTGAGGCATTGAATCTTCAGTTGGGGCAAAATGGTTTCGATGTTGTGTCTGAGCACGACACAAACACCCAGACTCCGGATTCTGGAAATTGGGTAGCTATAACAGCTATTTCGCTGTCAGCATCAAGCCCAGCCGCTACATACTGTAAGATAAAGGTATCGTCTAATGTGGGAGATTCTCACACTGGTGCTTATCTTTATTTAATCCCGGGAAACATACTTTACGGTAATTTCAGCGGTATCATAAACCATACTGATTCTACTGCCGCATTGATAGCATATAGGGGGTAATTGTCATGAGGAAGAATGAGCTTCTTTTATGGTTTTGCTATATGCTTTTCCTTGGCGGCGTTCTCATTATTCTTACTTTAATTGCTGGTTGCGAGAGTGGCTGGAGTATAGCTGGGTGGGAGATATGAGGGTAGAGGAATACAGGAATGATGTTACAGCTAAGCTGGTAAAGCTGGAAGAGCGGCAGGTGAGTATTTTTAAGACTCTTCAAAGGGTTGAAAAGCATTTAGATAAATTGAACGGTCAGGTTGAAGAGAATAAGACCAATTTAACCAAGATAGGTACGATTGGTTCTATTGGTATTCTGACAGTTCCTATAATCGTATCAATAATAATGAGGTTAGTATAATGAGTGAATGGGTAAGTTGGTCAAACTTTTTTTACCTTGGTGGTGTTATTGTAGCTGGTATGGCTACGTTTGCGGCAACAAGGTATAAGAGCATAGTCAAAGAATGTGTTGATGTTTTTAAGAAATTAGAAGAAGCTTATGCAGATGGTAAGCTTACTAAAAAAGAAAAAGATGCTGTTATGAAAGAATTAATTGATGTAGGTAAGGCAGTTGTTAAAGCTAAGTGGGGATTGTTTTAATAAATGCCCAAGCAATATTATATAATACGTGACTTCTCTGGCGGTATTAACACCAGACAAGACCCACGTGATCTGCGTGAGAATGAATCTTCTTTTATACAGAATATGTCTGTTGATGCTCTTGGAAAGATCAAGACAGTAGGGAAGATGTATGCTCACATAGAAGACCAAGATGGTGATACTGATTTATCTGAATATATAGTTCAAATAGAGAAAGATTACGATGCATCTGGAGGTTATGGATTATTCTATTTTGAATCAGACCACAGCAGAGATTCAGAGCAAACTATTATATATACAAAAGCAACTACAGACCTTGCGATAGGTAGTAGCAATGGGCAAATTCAGTTTGTCTTTGTTCCGACAGGCCCGGACGCAGGCCCAGCTCCTGACTCCCCGGAATAATTATGGCAATTCCACAAGAAAGTTATATGAAATTAGTAGCGGGGGCTACTGGTACAGGTGGTCAGCATAGTACGATATATGATTCAAGTTTAATAAAGGTTGGTGATAATATTAAGATATCCGGTACTGTAAAAAATAATGGCGTTTTTTCAGTTACCGATATTGTGGTTGATAGTACTAATGTTTATTATGTTTTAAAAGGGAAGGCGATAGTAGCTGAAACATCTAACGGTTCCACAGACCCCACCATACAGGTAATAAGAGCACCGGGGGATAAGCTTGTTGCGCTTGGAGACCCTACAGCTAACCAAGGTGTCCATGTTTGGTCAACTAATGCCACCAGTGATTATTCGAGTACAGATGATGGATGGACTCTGAATGCTATACAGCCAACCCTTTCCGGCTCAGGGCAAAAATATATGTTCCATTTTGCTGATGAGGCATTAAGAGTTTGCAATATAAATGAGCAGAATACCAGTTTTGTAAAATGGTATGGCTATATACAAAGACATCAATTTGGATTTGCGGCAAATGACCCTAATGACAGTGCCGTGCCCAGTGGCCTTGTTTTTGCCGAATGGCAGGAGCATTCAAATATTTTATCTCCCCCGAAATCAACAGGTGGGTTATCTTATGGGTATGGGGTGACCACTCAAGCAGGAACTGGAGATAGTGAATATTTTAAAACATCATCATCTAATGGAGATTTAACTCGTGGTGTTGTATTAACTAAAAAAAATGCCGATGCTAATTTATTAGTTAAGGGAGACCCGACCACCAGTACAACGGGTTTTACATTTGATGATGGCTCTGATGAAGTATTAGACCAGAGCGTTGTTGGCGAGGTTATTTCTATA